TCTGAATGATCAGTGTCTATTATATTACTCTCTGGATGTGCAAAGTCAACCGTGAATAAATAAGATCCGTGATGCCACTTCTTATCTTTTCCTATGTATTTACCAGCTTGAGATTCTAAAATATCCCAAGCAGTAACAGCAGGATAATAACTAAAACTATTCCATAACTGAAGTTCATCAAGTCTACGTTCAGGAACATCTTCCGGTTTAAAACCTCTTTGTATGAAGGCAGATAACGGGAGACGATAAAAGACAGCGCCGTTCTCCATGATTGCATGCCATAGTATAGCACGCCCAGTAATAGCTGTAAGACCAAATACGATACAGTCTTCAACTTCTCCATGATGTTTTTTAAGATCATATAAATATTCTCTCCTTATTTGTGCATATTCTACAGGTATATTTGCATTTAAGTAAGCCATAATCTACTCCTTTTAAGTAAGCCATAATTTACTCCTTTATATTAAAAAATAATGACGTGGTAAACCTGTAAGATGGTCCTAATATATTTTGTGCTTTTATGGTATGTTTTATATTTCCATCAAAAATAATAGCTCTATTCGGTGTATATGGACTAGACTCTAAGATGTCTTTACCATTATCTTTGTAAAAAACAGTTTCGCCACCCCATTCAGGGTTCCATGTTAAATTAGAGTAGTGTAAGAATACAACTTGATTGGGATGATTGTGTATAAAGTTTACATCCATATTTTTAGTTAAATTAATTATACATTTTATATAATTATTTATAGTTATATTTTTATTTTTTAACTTATCTAAAATAACATCTAATATTTCTACACTTTTAACGTCTTCAAAGGTGTAAGGACTATGTAAACATGGATACATTCTGTGTTGAATTTCTTCGCTATCCTCCCATCCTATTTTAAAAGTAGATTTAATAATCGTATTGAAAAGCTGTGCTTGTATTGGAGGCGTAAAAAAGTTGTCGTATTTTTCTATCATTTTATACTACCCCAATTAGGCCCTGACTCATAATCTACCTTATTAGGTATCTTTAAATCAACAGCGTTTTCCATCACATCTTTTATTTTTTGTGCATGCTTGTCGTCTTCAACCGATAAATCCAACTCATCGTGTATCTGTATGTGTGGAAGAATTCCTTCTTTATATAGATCTAGCATAGCTTTTTTAGTCATATCTGCAGCGGATCCTTGTATTAATTTATTTAAAGCTTTGTAAGTGAATGCTCTTCGCGTTGCATTATTATGCCAATAATTTTTTTTAGGATTGCCTTCTTTGTCTTTTAATATCTCACCCTCCTCATCTTTTAAATGAGGGCCCATATTTTTTAAATCTTCCATTCTTGTTTGATCTTCTGCGGGGACATACTTACCCCAATCAGCGCCACGAAGGATGGGTTCGTATTTTGGAAAACGACATTTTCTATTTAACAAAGTTTTTATTTGACCCTTGTTAGCAGCCGCCTTCATGATCTCATTCATTAGCTGTTTAACAAATGGAACTTTGCTGTGGTATTTATTAAATAATTCCTCTGCTTTAAATTTACTTACACCTAACTCTGCTTGCAATTTTGCTTTACCCATACCATAAAATAATCCAAGATTAATTACCTTAGCTTGGGACCTAGGTATTTCTGCCATCTCTGCAACTATTCTATGAAAGTCTGTTGACGGATCATTATCATAAGAGTCTGCTATTGTGTTAACTGACGCCAGGCCATAACGTAATGCATAGTGTGCTACAAGTCTTGGTTCCTGTTGCGAGTAGTCAAAGCAACCCCACTTGCATCCTTCTTCTGGTATAAACAAACTTCTAATCAAAGGCCCTGTGTCTGGATCTCTGGCAGGTATTTGTTGCAAGTTAGGATTTGCATAAGAAAATCTCCCCGTTACAGTGCCACCGTCATCAGATCTTATTTGATTTATTTCAGCATGTATTCTTCCTTTATGCTCATGTTTTAGAATAGTATCTATAAATGTAGTGTTTACTTTATTTATTCTTCTTGCTTCTGCTATCTTTTTTATTATAGGATGCTCATGATTAGACAAGAAATTTTTTGTAAATGAAGGTTCCCCAGATTTTGCCGTCCGTTCGTAAGACAATTTTAACTTGTCAAAAACTTTTTGTATACTACGCGCAGCCCATATTTGAACATCTATGTTTGTTTCTTTTTGTACTTCTTGGAGCAATACTTGTTCTTGTGCAATTAATTTTTTACGGAGGTCATGCGCTTTTGGCGTATCTACTCTTACACCTAGAAAACGCATATCAACTAAGCAAGGGAAGAGGTCGGTTTCGAGATTAAAAATATCTTGAATTTCTTGTTCTATCATTAATTTTTTTACATGCTGCCAAAGTTTAAAAGTAAGCTCTGCATCTTTTTCTGCGTATGCACCAACCTCTTGAGCTGGTAGTTGCCACATGTCTGCTTTTGCATCAAGACCTCTTTGTTTTGCAGCTTCATTTAAAGCTCTTTCATTTTTACCTTCGCCTAAAAAATGCCACGACAATGTGTTAAGAGTATAAGAAAATCTATTTTCATCTAATAAAGAAGATGCAATCATTGTATCCACTATTAAACCATTGATTTTTAAACCTAAATTTCTTATCCAGGAGACATCGTACATCGCGTTATGAAATATTTTTGTAGCTGGGCACTCTAAAATATCTTTAAACCATTCCAAAGTTTTTTTAGGATCCATGTTAGGACCCTCTTTGTGAGCTATCGGAAAATACCATTTGTTATTGTAAGTGGCTACAGCTATACCTACAACTTCTCCATGTCCTATAACAGCCCCAGAACCTCTTGACTTTAAACCAGGATCTCTAGTCTCTAAGTCAACAGCTATTTCGTCGTATGATCTAAGATCTGGGTACTCTGTTGGTTGCACCCACTCCGTTTGTGGTAGTAACATATTGTTTAAACCTTCCTATTTTTGGTCTCGCATTTTCAAATTTAGACTGTTCCAAACACTCAATTGATTGTTTTATGTATCCATTAGTCCACAACCATTGTGCATGTAGTTCCAGTATTTTATTTTTTCTTAGTTCCATCTTTCATTTTTTTTATCTCTAATTGACAGTAATGTATAATTTTTTCTAAGTCCTCTATACCTGATTTGTTTAAATAACGACAAACATATTTTACAACACATCCTTGAAAGAAGCTGAGATTATTTTTTGAAATAAATTCATAGGGCTGAATGTTCATCTTACAATAATGATTCCCACCAATCTGTTTGTCTTGTGGAAATGCATCGTCAAATATATTTTTATCTGTCATAATGTATATTCTTTTATTTTCTTTTTACTTTTTAGTTTATATAAATTATTTCTTGCTCTCGTGATGCCTACATACCACACTCTATGCTCTTCATCTTGTTTGTCAACACTTAAACTAATTCCCTTTTGAACCTTTGATCCTTGGTGCAAGGATAATATTACATTGTCCTCTTCCCCTCCTTTAGCTGCATGAATTGTTGACAACCATATTCTTGCCGGTTCATTAAGCTTTTCATCGGACGCAATTAAATTTCTTAAATATAATATTTCTTTTTGGTCCTCAGAAAATTTGTCATACCAGGGAACTTTTGCATCCCAATTACCATTGGGTATATAATCTTTTATTTCTGCTATTTCTTTTTCATCTAAGGCTCCCTCCATACACCATTTAGTATAAGCTTCAGCAGCTTTATATAAACCTACTTTATAACTTTTACCCTTATTGGTTTGATAATAAAAATTTTTCTTTTTTAAATCTTTCATTATCTGTATTAAATTACTTTTAGTTCTAGTTAAAATTAACCATTTTCCCTTAGATAAATCCACATGGTTTAAATCTGAAATGTAATAAGAATGTCCTAAATATTTTCTTGGTAAATATTCTTTAGTTTTTCTTAGACCCATTATTTTAGATATTGGAAAATTAGATTGATGTTGAACAGCTTGTGAAACTCTACGAGAATATCTTAAAATTTTTTCTTGTGCAGGTTCTTTTATAAATCTATTGACATCAGCTCCCGCCCATGCAAAGATTGCTTGATCATCATCCCCTGCCAGATAAATATGCTCTGCTTTTTCTTTTAGTTTGTCGTACAGTTTCCACTGAAGTGGAGAAAGATCTTGTGCTTCATCTATAAAAACGGCTTTAAACTCAGGTATTTTATCAGACTCAACAACCCTCTTAATCATGTCATTAAAATCTATTATTTGATTATTCTTTTTATATGCCTCTAAATTTATTGATATATGTTTAAGCGTATCCCATTTTACTTCTCTTCTATCGTGTTCATTTAAATTAAACTCCTCTTCAATAGGTATATCTTTGTTGATAGCTTTTTGAATCATTTGAAAATAAGGATTATTACAAGTCAAAAAATGACTCTCTTCTTCGTTGTATTTATCTACGAAGGACACTCGAACATTTAATTTTTTACCTAAGTCTTCGTAGTGATAAGGCTGTATAATATCTTCTTCCTTAAGTCCAAGAAGATGATAGCAAAAAGCATGAAGGGTTTGAAAGTAAGGCACTTCTTTA